ATGAATTAACAGAAATTCTTAAAAAAAAACAAAATAAAAAAAAAAGTTTATTAAATTTATTAAAAAATCCAAATATTACTATTGAAAAAAAATTAAAAATAAAAGATAAACTACTTGAAATAAAAAAAACAATAAAAAAAATAAAGCTAAATGAAAAAGAATATCTATTAAAAAATTCTCAATATATTTTTGATTATTTTGAAGATAAAAAAAATATATCAGATAATAATAAACAACCCACAACCATACTTGATAACTTTTTTAATTTACAAAAAACCGATAAAAATGATACTTTTGAATTAAAAGAAATGAATAATATTAAAAAATATTTTTTAAATATTAATGAATCCTTTTTAGATATAGATAATTTCGTATTAAATACAGATATTTGTCGGTTCTGTAAAAAAGGAGAGATGATACCCATTGACCATGAAGGAATCTTAGTATGCAATATATGTTCTAAAATAATGAAATATCTGGTTGAAAATGAAAAACCGTCCTATAAGGACCCACCGAAAGAAGTCTGTTTCTATGCGTATAAAAGAATCAACCATTTCAGAGAAATATTAGCACAATTTCAAGCAAAAGAATCAACACAAATACCGGAAGAAGTCATTGAAAATATTAAATTACAAATTAAAAAAGAGCGAATAGATATCTCTCAATTAAATAATAAAGGCGCGAAAGAAATCTTGAAAAAATTAGGCTATAATAAATATTATGAGCATATTCCGTTTATAAAAGATAGGTTAGGCATAAAACCGCCAATTATGAGTTCGGAATTAGAAGAATTATTATGTAATTTATTTATGGATATCCAAAGTCCTTACGCAAAATACTGTCCCGATGATAGAGTTAATTTTCTTAATTATTATTATACTATATATAAATTATGTGAATTATTAGATCAAAAACAATTTTTACCTTATTTTCCCATGTTAAAAGATAGAGAGAAACGCATTGAACAAGATGAGATATGGAAAAAAATATGTAATGAACTTAACTGGGAATTTATACCGACGGTTTAATGCCTTATTTTAAGGGTATAATTTTATTTAATAGTTTCCGGCTTTGTCGCTTTAAATATTTTCCTCTTTTATAACATTTTTTTGTTACTATTCGTTTAGGATCGATAATTTCTTTTTCATTTATTCCATATTTCTTCAAGTTAGAAAACCGATTTGAATATATAAAGATACTATTTATAGAGATAAGACGTTTCTTTAGACACCCATCGACATTTCCAACAACTATTTTTATATTTAACCCAGCAGGAAACACTATTTTTATTGCCCCGATTCTTCCTACGCCGGATAATGTTAGATATTTTTTATGCGCGACTTCAGCAATAATTTCTGAATTGATTGACGCAAAAGGACTATTTATAAAAAAGTCGGATGATAAATCAACAAACCCATTTTTTCGTTCTAACATTTTTATTTCTTCCTTGTGCGTTTTCAAAAAATGAACTCTATCTAATAGTTTTTTAATAGCAGGCACTCTATCTATCGAATGTAATAAATTTATATCTTTTGAATTAACCGTCTTTATTGTTTTTGAATGAGCATGATGATGCATATAATTATTAACTTCGCCGGCTGTCCTTATCATTAACTGCGTTAAGGGTTCTATATTTGATTTCATTTCTGGAAGTTTCTCGTACCAATATTTTATTTTTGAAAATTCAGACATTATATATAATATATAATATAATATATAATATTGTCTTGTCTGGTCAAGTATTGTCATGACTTGTCTGGTCAAGTATTGTCTTGACTTGCCCCTGTCATATTTAACCGCATATGCTTTTTCAAAACTAATTTATTATTTATATAAATGAATGATCTATAAAAATGAATCATATATAAAATAATTATTTTACAACCCACCCGGAAACCCTACCAGATTCGCACCGATACCAAAGCCGGCACCCGATCGCGCGTTCACACCCATACTAGGAATATAGGTATCCAAAATACTAAAGGTTGCCGCTGCGGTCAAGGCAATCATGGCGATTTCATCTAAATTCAAAGAACGCTTGGGGATGGCAAATGCCGCAATGGCAACCATAAAACCTTCAACTAAATATTTAATAGCACGTTTAACTAATTCACTAAGATCAAGTCCGTCCATAAATCGCATATTATACTAAATATAAAGAAAAAAATATTTTCAATTAAGAATTAATATATTATAAATTAAACAAACTTAAAATATATATTATATAATAAGTTATAATGAGCACTCAACAAACTTCCACAACCGTTAATTTTGAGCATAGATTTGATCTAGACGGGTCATCTAATCCAAAATATGTTGATGTTTTAGACGAAGATAAGCCTCTTTCTGGCCAAAGATTTGCTTGTCTTTCCTTTATTTCTCCAGAAAAAATACTTAAGCAACGAGACTTATTTAATTTTGAGGCTTTCCTAAAGCAATGGGATATGAATAAATCGCTTCAAAAATATAATCATTTTATGAGTTTTCTCGCATATAAATATGGGTTAAACTTTGATAATTTGACGAAGGATTTACAAGAGTTCTGTAGCGAAGAAAAAGAAAATTTATTTACCTATACGATCGAAGATGACTATAAAAATTTTATTGATTTGAATGAGCAGAAGCTAGATGAAGAGTTTAATTCCACGTATAAGTTCCAGACGAGTGTTCGTGGCGTTAAAGTGCGAGGTTCTTATCCCAGCCAACAAGAAGCCGAGTTGCGCTGTAAATTGTTGCGCGAGGTTGACCCGAATCATGACGTGTTTGTGGGACCGGTCGGTATGTGGATGCCTTTTCACCCCGAAGCCTATAAAACCGGGCGGGTTGAGTATTTGGAAGATGAACTAAATCAGCTGATGCATGAGAAGGATAAGAATGAGAAGCAAGCAAAGACTGAATTCGACACACGTGTGCGCGAATCAAAAGAGAAGGCTATTGCGGATAATATGAAAAAGGCACTTGAAAGCGGAAACGTGCTGACACAAACCATAAATTCCGAAGGACAGTTAGTAAGTGTAAAGGATATGAATACGACCGAACTTAGCTTGAATGAGAATAGTTCTTTATCTGATATTCGCAAAGAATTGTTTGAGGGTGAAAATGTAGTTACTGATTTTAAAAATTCTGACCACGGGCTTAGTGAGTTGACAAATAAGCCTATGTGAAATAAGCCTATGTGAAATAAGCTTTTGTGAAATAAATATAAAATTGATAAAATAATATATAATAATTGATATTATATATTACAACAATGCTTTGCGAATTTTCAAATTGTGCTAAAAAAATAAAGGTATCTGATAAAATAATAGGCTTATGTAAATGCGGAAAAACTTTCTGTATTCTACATAGATTAGGGGAAACGCACAAATGCGGATACAACTATAAATCAGAAATTAAAACCGAAGATTTTATTACAAAAAATAAATGTGTTGGTGATAAAATAATTAGAATATAAATAATAAAATTATTATTCTTAAATAAAATCACATACTAACTCATTATAATCATTCGGCATAGTTTTTTCAACTGATATGTTATCACGAGCCCACGTCCCACATAATTCCACATTATGTCCCCTATAATCTCCTCCTCCGCAACCATTTCCTTCGGATACTAGTAACGGCAATGGATGAATGATTAAATTATATTTATTTTCCGGACAACGTTCTTTATCTACATATAACTTTTGCGAATGATTTACAATATAACGATAACTAGATGTATCATGTGATGTTGGAGATTGTAACAATCCAGTATAATTATCATACACCTTTTTGTATAAGTTTTCTGATTCATTGTTTTCTGGTTCCGCATAATCTCCTGCCCAAACAATACGAGACATATAAAACATTCCTTCTGGACTAATGAGATGTTCAAATGCTTGAATGAAATTATTTCCAATATAAGAATGTTCCGTTAGTTTTATACCATTTCCATAATTATTAGCACTCATCCACATACGAATTATTTCCGTTGTTCTTTTAATATCAGATAAAATAATTGCAACATAATACTGACCCATATATAAATATATAAATATATAAATATAATAAATATATAAATATAAATATTTTCTACCATTTGGTTTTTTTCACACTAATTTTTGGCCCCGCGCCGCGTTTTTTTGCGTTTTGTGGATCATAGGTGTCCTCTTCTTCATCCGAATTAAAATCTTTTGATAACTCCCAAAATTCTTTTGACCCGAGTTTAAAGGGTCCGTGGGGTTCAGCTTTATACCAAAAAATTTGGTCGTGTAATTTATTTGATTTGGAGTTATTATTAATCACCAGACATTCAAAATTTTCCGTACATTGATCCATCACTTGACAAAATGATTCAAACGTCGGAAACATCCCGGCATAATTTTCCCAAATGCGTTTTCTATTGGCAATGTAGGGTTCTCTAAGAATAAAAACATAATCTATATTTGTTCTTAAATTCGGCGGTATACCAAGCGGATACTGCATTGTGATAATTAGCATGATTTTCCAGTGCCGTCCGTTCATAAATAACAAGCGCATCATTTTATCTTTGGTCCAGGTCGCGTCATATAAACAATCATCTAAAATAACAAAGGCGCGGGGGTCAATCGTCGTTCTTTTGTATTGATCCATTTCTTTTTTAACTTGTTTTAACACGGTTTTCTGCCGTTTAAGAATGTTCTCTATAATAGCCGTATTGTATTCATCGTGAATAAACAATTTGGGCACATGCGACCCATAAAAACCGTTCCCGGCTTCTGTCCCGGATATAACAGTGCCGATAGGAATATCTTGGTGATAAAATAATAAATCTTGAACCAGGTAACTTTTACCAGTATCACGCCGTCCAATTAATACCACGACCGGCCCTTTATTTTCATCTGGTTTAAAACTAATATCGCGCATATTAAATTTTTTTAATTCTAAAGTCATCTATAATTTGTGTATATTATAATCATATTTTTTTACCGCATTATAATATATTTTAAATATTATATTTTATATATAATATTTAATGGAAGATTATCGTTGTTTTTCTAATCCAAGTGATGATAATTCCTCTAGTGATTATATTTTAAGGAAAAAACAAAAAACAATTTATACTGATGTGCTTAAGCAATATCCAAATAATTTTATTAAACACAATGGCCTGAATTATACTGAGAACTTTGTTTTAAATGGACGCTGTCTTGGTTTCGCCAAAAGTTATGATTTGCTTACCGATATTAAGCGAGGCAACTGTTCAAATTCTTCCAATATTCCTGCCTTAAACAGTTATGAAGCATGGAGCGGTAGTTTATATTCAGTTAATTACTCGGCAAATAATGTGAATACGGTAGTTGATACTTCTTATAATGGAGGAAATGGAAATCAGATTATCTTTCCAATGACGCAACCCGCCGAACTAGCAGATATTTCCTGGAATGGGTTGTATCCAGGTGTTATAATTGACCCAAGTTATCTTATTTTTGACCCGGAATGTATGGAAAATACTTGGCGGAATAAATTAGTCGATGTAAGTTTTAATAATACGAATTATTATATTCAGAGCAATAAACTGTCAAGTAATTATAACTATCGCACTAGCTGTTGTTTAATCCCGGCTAGGATAGGTCTTTATAGAACGGCTGTTGTCGCGGCAGGACAAATATATGTTTCTAGTGATTCTGGACAAACTTGGATAGCAAAAGATTCTGATAGATCCTGGCAGGGTATAGCAATGTCGGCTGATGGAAGCAGACAAACGGCTGTTGTAACTAATCAAGGAAAAATATATGTTTCTAGAGATTTTGGAAATACATGGGTCGCAAAAGATTCTAATAGAGACTGGAACTCTATAGCAATGTCGGCTGATGGAAGCAGACAAACAGCTGTTGTAGCTAATGGACAAATATATGTTTCTAGAGATTATGGCGATACATGGGTCGCAAAAGATTCTAATAGAGATTGGGTCTCTATAGCAATGTCGGCTGATGGAAGCAGACAAACAGCTGTTGTTATTAATGAAAAAATATTTGTTTCTAGAGATTCTGGAGATACATGGGTCGCAAAAGATTCTATTAGATTTTGGTTTTATATAGCAATGTCGGCTGATGGAAGCAAACAAACAGCTGTTGTTTTTATTAATGGACAAATATATGTTTCTAGAGATTATGGCGATACATGGGTCGCAAAAGATTCTAATAGAGATTGGCGATCTATAGCAATGTCGGCTGATGGAAGCAGACAAACAGCTGTTGTAGCTAATGGACAAATATATGTTTCTAGTGATTTTGGAAATACATGGACCGCAACAGATAGTAATAGAGTTTGGCAATCTATAGCAATGTCTTCATAATAATAATAATATAATGAGTTAAAATAATAATAATATAATGAGTTAAAATAATAATAATATAATGAGTTAAAATAGTAGATAATTTATATTTATAACAACTAATGAAGTTTTCTTATAATAAGAGAGATAATAGTAAATTATTTAGTTCTTTAGAAAAAAAGGATTCGGCAAATATCAGTAAAATACAAAATTATATTCCCTTATATAATAAATTTTTTACTCTAAATCAATCTAATTATAACAATATTAATCTAGATAATACTCTTTCTCTCCATACTATTTCTGAAAAGGAATCCGATAATAAATTTGAAGGCACCGTAGTAGACAAAAACAATAAAAAACAGAAGAAACAACTATTTTTTAAATATAGCCCTTTATTGGACCCAATTAAATATATTATTGGAAAATACGATATTTCTAATGTGGAATTACTCAACTTACCGAATTTTGAAAGTGAAAATTCTCATCCCAAAGTCCGCGATATGAATAATTCCGCCTATGTGGATAGTTTTTTTACCTATTTAACGAGCAAATTATTACATGAGCATAATTTTGTTCATGGGCTAGATTTTTATGGCTCCTTTTTAGGAATAAAACATGATTTCTCTATTAATGTAGCAGACGATATGGATTATATTAGCGAATCCTCCTTTTTTCATAAAAATAATGGAACGCTATTTACCGTAGATATTTCTGCCGAAGAAGGCAATTATGATACTAGAAATTATAAAAAGCGATTAAATTTAAATAATGATGATAATCTTGTTCTTCAGTTATCTGATATTAAAGATTTAACGGAATTAGATTCTATTTTTTCAGCCAATGAGCCCAATAAAATTAATGAACCTAATAATATTAATGCCGAATTAATATTTGAAAATAATACAACAATTTCAAAATCAAAAAATACATCGGCGTGTTCTAGCGCTTCAACCTGCTCATCGCGTTCATCAAATACGGATGTAAATGAGGATGATATAGATGATATAGATGATATTGTGAATGAAGAAGAGTCTGAAAGTCACGGCGATATAGTTGGCGAGAATCCCAATGATAGTGAAAGCCTTAATGATAGCGAGTATAGTGATATGAGCGAGGAAGAACTTCTGGCAAAAATCACAAACTTTCCTGTTCAAATAATTGCGCTAGAAAGATGCGAAGGCACGCTTGATTCTTTAATTATGGAAGAAGATGTGTCGGACGAGGAATGGGGCTCGATTGTTATGCAAGTGCTCTTGACGCTTATTACTTTACAGCAGAAATTTCATTTAACCCATAATGATTTACATACGAATAATATAATGTACAATAAAACCGACCTGGACTTTCTGTATTACAAATTAGATGGAAAGCATTATAAGGTTCCAACTTATGGACGTATATATAAAATTATTGATTTCGGGCGAGCCATTTATAAATTTAGAGGAAGCATCATGTGTAGCGATAGTTTTCATAGTAAAGGCGATGCGGCGACCCAATACAATTGCGAACCTTATTTAAATAAAAACAAACCTAGACTAGAACCCAACTATAGTTTTGACCTATGTCGCTTGGGTTGCGCGTTATTTGATTTTATTCTTGACTCCGAAGAGGACGACAATGAAGATATTGATAAGATTAAATCTCCTATATTAAAGATCATCGCTGGATGGTGTAAGGATGATAAAGGCCGAAATATTATGTATAAAAATAATGGTGAAGAGAGATATCCTGATTTTAAATTATATAAAATGATAGCGAGAACCGTTAACAAGCATATTCCTTCAAAGGTAATTGATAATCCTTATTTTGACCGATTTATTGTGAATAAAAAGAAAATTAAGTTGGGCAAAAATCAGACGATTATGGATATAGATGTTATTCCAAATTATACAGAACTAATTGAATAAATTATATAATCAAGTATAAGATTAAGTCTATAATCAAGTATAATGTTCAAGCATTTTTACATTGAATATCCGATGTCCCTTATACTTTAATAAATCATTTTCTTTTGTTGTTGTAGGAAAGGCTTTAAAGCCGTATATATCTTGTAATAATAGCCATTCAAATAATCCGCCTGGATACACAAAGACATTATAAAAACCGAGGCCTAGCAATTGTTCATATTTTTTTATTGTTGTATTATCGCATGCGTTTAGTCCATAAATAACAATATTTGTTTTCTTATCCTTATTCAATTGATTATTAAGTATTTTAATTTCATCATCAATAGATATTGTTCCTTTTATTAAACAACTCTGATTTGTTGGAGCGAGTGTATTAATAATAATAGTGTTTTCATTATTACTTGTTCTCTCTATAAAATTCACCATATCTTCAAAATTTATATTTTTTATACTAGATACACTATTTCCCATTATGTTATAATCTAATTATTATTTTTAAATTTTAACATAATTAATAAAAATTTATTATACCATAAAAATTATATTAAAATTTATATTACACCTTTGGAAATTTACCAGAGTAGCAAATAAACCGCCAATTTTATAATAAGATTTTTATTATATTTTAACAAATCTTATCTTTGCGCTGTGTTTTCTAGAAGTTAACTTACAAGTGTCTGTGTCAATCATGACATTTTTATGATACTCGTAAGCTTTAAATTGATTATCATTAAATTCTTTAATATAACACATGCAAGCAGGACTAATACCATCTATATTATATTCACTAGCATCATCTAAAATAAAAGTATTTATATTTTTATGTGTATTAATAATTTCTCTAATTAATAATCTACATAATTTTTTTCCTCTATATAATGGATTTATTCCTACATAATGTATATAATATTCATTAACATTTAATATCCTCTCAAAGAATAATTTATTATTAGTTTTTAAAATTACAAATCCAACAATCACTGTATTTTCAATATAGTATAAAATTTCTACATCACCATTTTTTATATAATTTCTATATTCTTCAACATCTTTACCATATTCATCTGTTATATTATCCGCATTTTGTATATAATCTAACATATGTACATTTTTTGAATTTATTAATATAAACTTTCTATTTCCTCCATTCATTTTTCTACCATTTAACTTCTTCGTTTTTTTATTACGATAATTGTTTTTTCTATTATATTTAAAAGATTTCTTACTTATATATTTATTACTTTTATATTTCATACTTTTTAAAGTTTTTTTTGGCATATATATAATTATATATAAAATTAATCAAAAGAAACGACAATTTCCACGTCTTCCTTTTTAATTGTTTTAGAGGCGCTTATAGACAATTCCTCGCGCTTCTTCCTGGTTTTTTGGTTGGTGCCTGTCGGAATAATCCCAATTTTATTCCGCTTTGATGTGCTATTCCGGTTATTCATATCGGCTTCAATCAATGAATAATTTAAGGAAATAAATGAGATGACCTCATTTTCAAATGCCCATTTAAAAAAATTCAATTGTCCTATAGTGGTTTGAATGTGCGTGTCGTTTTTGTATGGAATATTAATCCGGTCCCAGCGACAAAAGGGGTCAAATCTTTTTTTAGAATAGGATCGCAGTTTTAGTTTATAATCTACATAGACCTTAAATCTTTTATTAGAGCCTGATAATTGATATACCGTATAATATTTTTTAGCAAAATTAGTGGTAAACCAATCCACAATCCGTAAAGATATTTTTGACTCGCCGTTAATTATATTTAGCATTTTGTCTAAATTATTATCTTCTTTATAATAGTCTAGTAAATTTTTTAATAATAATCCATTTTGTGTAGTATATGTATTCATTTTTATAATATTCACGTAAATTTCATTTAAGTAATTATATATTTATTGATTTATATTATTTATTATCATTATTTGAATTTTTAGGCATTAAAAAACTTTGTTGTACATCTAAATCTTTAATATAATCATTATTAATCATAAATGGATTTTGATTTAATTGTCCTACTAAATACCGTTCGCTAAGTTTATGATTTGCGTCTTCGCGTTTATTATTTATTCGGAAAATTTCACTATTCATACTATTCATACTGTTACTGTTATTATTCATATCATTTATATCTGTATGTGTATTTTCTCTCTTCACTTGTAAATTTGGGTTATCTTTTTTTGAAGATTGTTCATACTTCTCTCCAGTGCTCCAGACAAATTCTTCCATTATATAAACATAATTATTATATGTTTATCTTTATAATTTATTAATTTTAATTAATCATTTTTGGCCAAATTTGGGATATTAAATAAGGCAAATTTTGCCCCAAATCCATAAACTTTTTATTTTTCTATTTGTAACATTTAAAATTCATAAACTTTTGTCATTTTGGGGCAAAATTTGCCTTATTTATTATTAAATCCAATAATAATTGGTTGTGTTAATTGAACTTTATTTAAATAATCATTTTCTCCTCATATTTATACATTAATAAGACAACCTAAACTAAAAATATTCTTTAACTCTGTAATATTAAGAAGTTTTGGTAAGAGGTAAGTGGTAAGACATTGAATTTGGAAAGTTATAAGAAAAAACTTTTAAAAGTGAAAAAGTACAATAAATCTTGCGATTCTCTTAAATTTTCTTAGACATAACCAAAACTGATGTCTTACCTCTTACCTCTTACCTTTTAATATATATTAAGATATTTTAATACCTCTCCATACTTGATAAGGTTTTCCATTTATCTTCTTCAAAATGTTACTCACCTTATTTTTATAATTTATTTAATAAATATAAAGGTTATGGGTTATAGGTTATAGATTGTATTTTGACCCTTTCTACAAAAAAAACTTATAAATGGTTCAAAAAAACATACAGTTTACTAATTTTTTCTTAGAAACAACCAAATTCAATGTATAACCTATAACCCATAACCTTTACTATTTATAAACACAATTATATACATGTAATTCCACACCATACGTTATATGTTTTACCATTTATTTTTTTCAAAATGTTACTCACTTTATTTTTATAATTTATTTAATAAATATTAATCCTCATTTACACCTTTGAAAATTTATCAGCATAGAAAGTATACCGTCGTTTTTTAAATAAAATTGAAATAATATATTATCAATGTTTATAATCAAAATTAACAAAATGGAATTTGTAAAACAAATAAAGCAAATTTGTATTGAAACTGATAATGAGTGGTTCTTAACGTACGATTTTACAAAAATTGCTTTGTGCGATTTACAAATAAAAGAAAGACTTGAAAATAGAAATATATTTATATTTAACGAAAGAGAATGCATATGTAACACAAATACAGAAGAGAATTGTATAAAATGCGATATAGAAATGGAAAGGCATGAAGAATTAACAAAATTAAAATTGGTTAAGCATTATAATAACATTTATGATTACGATACAGAGTGTTACACTAAAAGTATATGGATTATACCGACCAAGATTGAAGATGAAATTCCTGGATTTATATTGATAAAATGTTGTAATGGATTGGGGGGTACAGGCAATGAAGATTTTACACACGAATTAGTATTTGCTTGTGTAAGACCTAAGTATAGAAAAAAAGGTATATTAAAAAATATGGTAAATAGCATTCCAAAAGAATGGAATATTTGGTTGGAAGCAAATAGTAAGGAGTTTGAAAATGTTGAAGATATATGGGTAAAATGTGGATTTCAATATCATACAACCATTCATGGAAACCTAATCTATAAAAAATCGGCGGTTACTTGCTATGCTGATAAATTCCCATATGTGTAATATTTTCTATAAACTCTTCTTATTATTCATTTTGACAAAATATCCCAAATTTTGCCCCAAATCCATAAACTTTTTTTATTTTTTATTATTTATGTTTTTATTTTATATATTTTTCTCATTTTGGGGCAAAATTTGCTTGTAATTAACAATTTAATATATTTTAAATAATGGAGCAAATTTTGCCCCAAATCCATAAAATTTTTAATTTTCTATTTCATATGTTTTTAATTCATAAAATTTTGTCATTTTGGGGCAAAATTTGCTCCATTCCATTTAATCATTATTAAATTTAAATCCTATAATAGCTGGTTGTGTTAATTTAATAGAATTAACCCATATATTTCTATCCTTGAAATTAGCTTTCATAAACAAATTAGTTTTTATATTTTCAATAAAGCTTTTTTGGGTAAATTTCCTTTTATCAGCCTTACTAAGATTTTCAAAATAGGAGCTCCCCTTAAACATCTCATACATTTCTTTCACATAGACAAAATCATCTACCTTATCCGTTTTCTCGTATTTCTCACAGACCCATTCGTAAATATGGTCGCTTTGCGCTAAATAATCAATCGCCACGGATTTACATTCGGCCGGCACTTTGGATAACACTAAACCATTCGCAATGAACTTTTTACAGATTGGACTTAAAATATGAAATAACGCTTGTTTATGTTCTTCAATAAATTCATCGGTTTTATAACGCGGATTACCAATAAAGACATTGGTTTTATCCAAGGTGTGCTCATAATCTTCCGCACTTTTGAAACTGCTGACAAAAGGAATCGTGCGTATCCGCCGCTCAACTGCATCATTCACTTCGTCCATTTTCGGCAAACTATTACATTCCAAAAAGAGCGATAAACACAGATTAACGTGACATTTATTGGAGTAAGCCATGCGCGCATTAATTGTTTTATCGCCAGTTAATTCTTTCAAAGTTGATGAACACATGGTTTTCTTATCGGACGGTTCGGTAGACAGCGCAAAACGTTTCTGATGTAAATTCGCAATTTGTGGATTCGCGCCTTCTTTAATTTCATTTAATAACACACTACTACTTAATTTATAACCATAGTTACCTGTTGTCTTCATCATCTGAGTATTAATCACACCTTTACCATTCCCGCCCTGACCTGTCGCAATAAATAAATTTTCCACTTGATGGCCGGTTAACCCAGTCGCTAGACATTCTAAATAATACTCTTTATTTGCTTTGGTCGGAAAGATGGTATCCAATAAAGCCTCGTATTCAACTATTTTACTTTTTTCATATGTTTCATCATAATTATAACCACAAGTCACGGAAATATAATCATAAGGATTGGGTATAATAAATGTGTCACTAGCCAAATCAAATATTTTATTATTAAACGCGAATAAATTCGGCTTAGCATTAAAGAGAATATTTTTATCATAAAGTTTATTACAAATATCTTCGGTTAATGTTTTGCGATACTTATTCTGCCTTAAATGGGCGATTTGTTTACGAAAGTTTTCTAATGGTTGTAACTTGGTTTTCATCTCATCTTTTGATTCACATTTTAAACTATATTGTTTAATAAGCAGTTCTCTCTGTTTACAGTAATAATGTACCAATTTATCATAAAAACATTTGTCAATAAAGTTGTAAATATAAATCATATGATGGTCATATTCCCAATAAACACCATTAAAATAATACAGTTTGGAATCATGAAATATAAATTTATCATAGAGTATTTTGAAATAATCACTTAATAAGCCAGTAGTAAAATCGGGCGTATGTAAATCGTAGATGAGACTTTCATCCAGGAGGTCTAGTGGAATTCCTTTATCCATTGCTTTCACTGAAAAAGTCAGATTAAAATTAAATTGATCTTTAATTAATTCTGCTAAAGCATTTAAAATAGTAGGGTTATAGTTTTTGGTTTCTATCATCACACCGTCCGCACATAGAACTATATTTTTACTCTGTATGTAATTATTGGCAGTTAAATATAAGTATATTTCTTCCAAAACTCGCACTTCTATTTCCTGTAGGAAAATAGATAAAGAGACACCATATAAATTATAATCCGTTTTTCCTTGTTTAGTTTTCCGCCGAATCACCTCGGCTTTAATAAGCGGATTTAGATTTGCGATAACTTCGGCAATAATGCGAAATTCCGCAATAAAATTCTGAATAAATGCCAATTCTGTTTTATCTGTGCCAACTTCATCTGCCCATTTTTTAAATCCGCCACCATAAAGCAATATAATAAAAAGTAGTTTCGCATTATCATAATCAACTTTATAGTATGACTGAACTTTTTCCAAATATTCTTGCCGATTCAATACATATTTTTCTAAAAATTCACAGGGAATATTATGTTTAATACATAATTGGTATAAAATCTGTGGGTGACAATTATCAATATCTATATCAGTGTAATATTTATTGGCAATCGTGTGACGAATTGTTCGGCGCATAGAAAATAAAGAAACCATACCATCTGGGTTGCTTCGCCCCCAATCACTCCCGTCACATTTGTGATATTGAACGGTCGCAAGGCCTTGCTGAATCAAGTTAATATATTTAGTGAGTTGTTGTTTTTCACTTGTGTAATTAAATTGTTTCCATTTGGAGAGCGTAGGTTTCAATAATGAACTATGAATTAATTTTGTTAGAGCATTTACGTCTACTCTTTCATGTAAACTAATACCGTGAAGCTTGCTGAGGCGTGGTTGAAGAGTCAGATTGTCCATATTATAATATAGACAAATATTATAATATATTGGATTTTTACTTAATTAAATATCCAGATTATTCCTAAATACTTTATATTTTGTGGAGGTTTTATAAATCCCTTTTTCTATTTTATTAAAAGTTGTATCACATTCAAAAATATATCCTTGTTGTCGCAAAATACCCCTAACTAGATTCAAATAAGGTCTTTTACATTCACGATCTGGTTTAAAAGTAGAGATAGAACTAACCGCGAAACACTTTTGAATCTCCTCTTTCATACCAAGTATGGCTGTTTGTTTTTCAGTATCGGCGTCTAAGTCAGATAATAAGAAAGAATTATTCGCATCTAATTTTAAAATATCAATAATTTTTTTACATATTTCTTCACGTTCTATTTTATATTTTTCGCAAAGTTTTACTCGCATATCTTATATAGATTGAGAGAAAAATCTTTAATTATTTATATTCTTTATATTATATAATAATATTTATTTGATTGATGTTTTACATGCTATGCTGATACTTGCTATGCTAATACTTGCTATGCTGATACTTGCTATGCTGATACTTGCTATGCTGATACTCGCTATGCTGATACTTGTCCAAAGGTGTAAATGATAAAAGAATAGTAGCGACATCAATCAGGTCTATTGCTTCTACAAATAAGTTTAAATTATATTGTAATATTTCTTCTTCGTCATAAGCGTCAGCGTCAGCCATTTCATTAGCCATTTCATAAGCGTCAGCCATTTCATAAGCTTTAGCCATTTCATTAGGCATTTTATTTAATATACTATTATATTTCTAAATGGTATATTAATGATATCATATATTAATCATATGATTTTGTAATTCTTAAATGTTTGGTGAAGGTGAATTTATCTACATCAGTAACTCGGCGTTGTAAATTACATTTTAGACAGGAAATCAGTGTATTCTCTTTACTATGACACAAGTCATTGTCTTTCCGGTCTAAGGTCCATTGCATATTATCTCGAACATTTTTATATATCACAAAAATTTCTTTATAACAGTAATAACATTTGAGTTTGGATATTAAAAGTTTTTCAATAACATCATCTAATTTAATAATTAAATCTTCATTATAAATAGTTTTTTTAATATCTTGTTGTTTATAACCTTGTATTTTCTTTTCTATTTCTCTCTCTATCATCTTTTTATATTCAAAATCTTCTCCAATAAAAAATTTATTTATCATCTCTATCTGTTTCTTATGAAGTATATCCACATCGGTTAAGTCTTCCATTCCAATGCGTATTGCTTTTTCTTTTTCATTATGATCATTTTTTATATCAATATGATTAATTTTATAAATATTATTCTTACCCTTTATTGATATACTTTTCATTGCTGATATTATATATGTTCTGTTAAAATAATATAAATATATAACTTAATTAAAATGGGTTAAACTCAACCTGCTATTATAATATATAACATGGCAGCTAATAACATTTCATCTAATACCATGGCAGCAAATAACATTTCAGCAAAACCAGAAGAGGAGTGTCTAGAACTAAAAAATATAAATTATAAAAACATGTTATTAACGGGTGTTCAGCAACCAATTCAGCGTAAAAATGAAAATATTGCTAATATCGCTAATATTGATTTATTTTTAGACAAAGAAAGTAAAATGAATAAAAACGAGCCCTGGAATAAATTAGATAAAACCGATAAAATAAAACAATTATGTCTCTATGTGGATGGCATTTCTGAAGCGCATGCCCTTACGCAAGAAGAAGCTGATACACTAAAACAATATCTAACCATGAGTTTGGATAAGAAGAAATTACAATGTGTAAAGGATGTTCAATACGATAAAGTCACTGGAAAGATTAAGACTATTTCTATTCTTAGTTATAATCCGGTCACCCGTAAATTTACACTTAAACGCAGCGAAAAACGTGCGTCAACCCTTAAATCGCTGGGGAAGGGTCAATCCAGAAAAAAAACTGAAATAATATAATATATGAATTAAATGATAAAATCATTATATAATAAAATGAATATATGAATTAAATGATAAAATCATTATATAATAAAATTGATTATATATAATGAATTAAATATAATCAACTATACTATTCATTACATAATGTTCAAACAACAAATTGCCGCTCTTCAAGTGATATTGGATAATGTTACCCTTCCAATGACCGGCGATATTCCTGATGATAATTTAATAAAGGAAAAGGAAGAGGAAGAGCTTATTGAAACCTTATCAGGTATAATTAACGATTTAATTATATCTGACCCCACTCAATACTCAAATCCCAAATTCCACGAAAAAATAGTAGAGGAAGTAGAAGAAGTCGCAATAGAGCAATTAAAATATTTATATAATATTCACGATGACAATTTCCTAGAAGAATTAGCTGATATTATAGAGAAAGCCATGAACCTATTTTATCGGCATGTTGCTCCAAGAAGATCTTATCCAACGACCTTTATTCGGACAAAACCCAACATAGAAATTATGCGTAAAAAAATAGAATATCTCCAGGCAATCCCTCAGCCCGACCAAAGGACAACAGAATGGTATCATTTCCGGCATAAATTCCTGACCGCGAGCAGTATCTGGAAAGCATTCAGCACACCTGGTTCGAAAAATCAGTTAATCTATGATAAATGTAGCCCGATTAATGTGGATAAATATAAAAGTGTTTCTACGGAAACGGCGATGCATTGGGGGAATAAATATGAACAAGTTTCGGTTGAGATATACGAGCGAGATTATAAGACAAAAGTGAGTGATTTTGGCTGCCTTCCGCACAAGACCATCCCATTTATCGCGGCCTCGCCTGATGGAATCAATACTTTAGAAACCTCTGATAGATATGGCCGGATGTTAGAAGTGAAAAATATTGTAAATAGAGAGATAAATGGAATACCTAAAATGGAATATTGGATTCAGATGCAGGTTCAAATGGAAGTGTGTAATTTAAACGAATGTGACTTTTTAGAGACGCGCTTTACCGAGTATGAATCGGTGGAAGAGTTTGAAGCCGATGGAGGTTTTACTTTAGCCAAGGATGGATTACAAAAAGGTATTATAATGTATTTTAATAAAAATGGACAACCTTTATACGAATATGCGCCTTTGGATATTTCACCAGAAGAATTTACAATTTGGGAAGAAAGTATTATGGAAAAACACGCCAATATTACCTGGATGAAAAATATATACTGGAAGTTAGCCGAAATTAGCTGTGTGCTTGTGTTGCGAAATAAATTATGGTTTAAATCGGTGGAGCCCATTTTAAACGAATTCTGGAAAACAATCGAACATGAAAAAATAAATGGTTACGAACACCGTGCGCCAAATAAAAAAGTAAAAAATACGAATAAAGAATTGGCTTTTAATGAACTGGGTAAAAATGAAATATGTAAAAATGTATGTATAATTAATGTTACGAAACTATTTCATACAGCACCGCAATTAGCACCTGAATTAGCCGAGCAAATAGCACCGCATACAGACGATCAATTAGCAGGGCATATAGCCGAGCATATAGAATAACATAATAAAGAAATAATAAATAAATAATAAAGAAATAATATAGAAAAATATATAAAATGAATTGTATAAATTTTTTTCCTATTCCCCCTCTAAATTTGCGGAAAGAAAAATACGATATTGAAACACTAGAAAAAAATATTGATACTATTTGCGTGAAAACCTGTGTGAATACACAAATACTTACCGCTGAATTTTGCGTGAAATATATATTAAATGAGGATTATATGTCGTGTATTGAAGACACTTATTGTTTAGATATTGGCTATGTCTTAAGAAGACAACCGCATTTAACGCGAGAGGATATTATGAGTGAATATGGTAAAATTAATAATGGTGAGGGCTACGCACATGGCATATAAATACTTTATGGTATATAATAAATTATTTGTCTCTATTTTAATTTTAAAGGGTTTAAACTTATCGTGTTAATATTAAATAATCAGGATGATGAATTCAAAGGAGCAAGCTATGCAGGAGCATAAGGCAGAGCAACCGCAAGCTATGCAAGCGAAGCAGGAGCAAGATAAAGAAATGAAAGTTATTAAACGCGACGGGCAATACGAAGAAGTCTCATTTGATAAAATTCTCAGGCGTGTGAAAAAAATCGGCTCCCAAGCAAATCCGCCATTAACTATTAATTATAGCCAACTGGTTATGAAAGTGATTGACCAGCTCTATGATAATATCCCAACGCATATAATTGACGAATTAACGGCGGAACAATGTGCCTCGATGTGTACAAAACATACCGACTATTCTATTTTGGCTAGTCGGATTATTGTCTCAAACAGTCATAAAAATACCGTAGCTTCCTTTTACGAAGCCATGAAAAAATTATATAATTTTATGGATGTTCACGGCAAACAAGCCCCGCTAATTGATGAGAAATTATGGAGTATTACCGAGCAGAATAAAGAGAAAATAGAAAATATGATTGATTATGAACGCGATTATCTATTTGATTATTTTGGCTTTAAAACACTAGAACGCGCCTATTTAATGCGCATAGACAAAACTATAATTGAACGTCCGCAACATATGTGGATGCGTGTGGCATTAGCGATTCACGGCCAAGATTTTGATTTAGTAAAAGAAACCTATGCTATGCTTTCGCAAAAATACTTTATTCATGCGACGCCGACCCTCTTTAATGCCGGCACGCCAAGGCCCCAACTGAGCTCGTGTTATTTATTGAGTATGGAAGACGATAGCATTGAAGGCATATACAATACCCTAAAAGATTGCGCCAAAATCTCCAAATGGGCGGGCGGTATTGGCCTACATATTCATAATGTGCGGGCAACCGGCTCGCATATAAAAGGCACGAATGGCACGAGTAACGGGATTGTCCCGATGTTGCGCGTATTTAATATGACCGCGCGCTACGTAGACCAAGGCGGCGGCAAACGAAACGGAAGTTTCGCCATCTATTTAGAACCCTGGCACGCCGATGTAGAAGATTTCCTAGAACTCAAAAAAAACCACGGCGATGAAGAGATGCGCGCACGTGATTTATTTTTTGCCTTGTGGATACCTGCGCTTTTTATGGAAAAGGTGAAAAATAATGAGGATTGGGGCCTTTTTTGTCCGCATAAATGCCCCGGTTTAGCCGATTGTTATGGCGAAGATTTTCGGACCTTGTATGAAAAGTATATGAAGGAAGGCAAAGCCTTGAAGGTGGTGAAAGCGCGGGATTTATGGTTTAAGATTTTGGACAGTCAAATGGAAACCGGCACGCCCTATTTGCTGTATAAAGATGCCGCCAATGAAAAGAGCAATCAGAAAAATATCGGCGTGATTAAATCCAGCAATTTATGTACAGAAATTATTGAATACAGTGACAAAGACCAAACAGCGGTGTGTAATCTGGCGAGTATTGCGCTAAATAAATTTGTATTGCCCGATAAAACGTTTGATTATGAACATTTACACAAGGTCACTAAAATCGTCACGGCCAATCTAGATAAAATTATCAGCATTAACTTTTACCCGACGGATAAAACCAAAACAAGTAATATCCTCCACCGGCCAATTGGTATCGGGGTCCAGGGTTTAGCCGATACCTTTGCGTTAATGGACATCCCTTTTCACAGCGAGGCTGCCAAACTTGTTAATAAATATATTTTTGAAACTATTTATCACGCGGCTTTAGAACGGTCAAATGAAATTGCGAAAGAACGGCTGGACGGCATGCGAGAAATTAAATTAAGTAGACTGACGAGAGATGTGGACCTGGGCGATCGCCGGGGCTTAGGATTTGAGACGGACTATATTAACGGGCTTATCGCTTTGTATGAGCCGATCAAAGAAGAATTGAATAATCTGCAAGATAATCATCTGGGCGCGTATAGTTCGTTCGAAGGCAGCCCGGCCGCCAAAGGGATTCTTCAGTTTGATATGTGGAAAGTGGATCCCACCAAACACGGGCGCTACGATTGGGCCGCATTAAAGGAAAGTATTATGACGTATGGCTTACGAAATTCGCTGCTCTTGGCGCCAATGCCGACTGCTTCTACCTCGCAAATTCTCGGGAACAATGAATGCTTTGAACCCTTTACGAGTAATATTTATAGTCGCCGGACTTTAGCCGGGGATTTTGTTATCCCGAATAAATATCTTATGAATGAACTTGCGGCCTTGGGGTTATGGAATGAAGAAATTAAAGACAATATTATTCTGAATAAAGGCAGTATTCAACACATTGAATGTATTCCGCAAAAAATAAAAGATAAATATAAAATTGTCTGGGAAATCCCGATGAAACATGTGATTGATATGGCGGCGGATAGAGGGGCATTTATTTGTCAATCGCAGAGTTTAAATTTGTGGATGGAAGACCCGGATTATAAAGCCTTAACCTCCATGCACTTTTATTCCTGGCAGGCGGGCTTAAAAACCGGCATTTATTATCTGCGCCGAAAACCCAAGCATCAACCACAACAATTCACGATCGCGCCTGTGTCGAACGGTAATGCTTTGCTTTCAAATGCATCGCTTTCAAATGCATCGCTTTCCGAAAAAGAAGAGATTTGTGAGATGTGTTCTTCATAGAAAAATATTTTAAATATATATTATAAATGAATAATATATATTCGACCTTACATCATTGCGCCTTAAACAAATGTACCTTAAACCAGTGTAAAAAAAATACATTACCAGCGCCACCTTTACCCGCTCCACCTTTACCCGCTCTACCGTTATCACATGCGCTTGTGCCTCCGTTATCACATGCGCTTGTGCCCGCTGCGCTTGCTGTGCCCGCTGCGCTTGCTGTGCCTGTGCCGTTATCACATGCGCTTGTACCTGTTCCGCTTGTACCCGCTAGACGTAAAAAGCCGCCCACAATTAATCGTAATATTAAACCCGAAATTATTACCTTTATAGACGGCATTGTTGAGGAATCGTATTAAAATATTCATAAACAATACAAGCCATACAATTCTTTCGTCTTAGAACAGCCTTCTTTCGTGATGTCCTGCTTGTGTAACCCGTAAGCATAACATCGAAGACAAATTAATACATCGGCCATCGCGTCGTGAATACTTTTCGGATTGACTTTGAAGAAATGGTAATGTAATTCAGTAAGTGTCGGAAATTTAAAATATGGATTGCCTTCCTTGCTGAACTTTTGAATCGCGCAAGCATCGGTAAAATATTTCATTGTACAGCATTCGGATTTGCGGACATAATTCACCGTAAATAATTGCTTCATTTGATTGCGAAAACATTCGACCATCACCATTTTCTTATCAAATGCTACATTGTGGCCGACGATCCGGTCAGCCAATTCTAAATGTTTGTTAAATTCGGCAAGCGCTTCTTTAATCGGGATGCCTTTCCTCTGGCATATTACCGGCGTAATGCCGTGGATGGCGATACTGCCTTCAGTAATTTCTACCAACGGGTCAATTTTTATAATATGGTCTTGACATTTAATTATTTTTTTTTCATCAACATCATATAAGATGTAACTCAATTGAACAATATGTGGCCAGGCTTCCATATTAGTAATAGAAGCATTGCGTTCTGTCGGTAACCCGGTCGTTTCAGTATCAAATACGAGAACTTTCATTTTATTAGGATATAGTAGTTTCTTCAAGAGGAAAAGGGAATCAATTTTATACGAGTAAGACTTTATTAGAAACTCGATGGAACGTGTTGTAGAGTTATTGTAAGATAAGTAAAAGTAGTAACATTACTTAATCCGTTAACGAACCTAATATAATGATTACTCAAATTACTGCGTCTAAAATAAAAACAATAATTAGTGACCGGCGGCTCTACTGGAGGAGACATGTTATTTATTCCTGGTATATTATATTGAATCTGAGTTGTAGTTATTATGGGATATGTGAGGTCAGTATACCAGTTACTAGTTGTGTTCGTCTCACTGACTTGCATATTAAAAAATTGATTAGAAGGAGATGTTACATGGTTCCAAACCCCTTCAAATGTAACTTGATTATAATATGGTCCAGTAACTCCAGTAACCGGGTTAGTTGCCCATAAATTGTATGATTGAGCTCCAATTATATATCCTGAATAGTAAGTGGAACTAATAAATACATTTTGAACTGAAACAGGTGTTAAATACCAAAGTAACAAGGCTATCGAACTATCTAAGGCTAACGCACCATTTGACCCGGTAACCGTCACATTACCTGTTACACCTACACTTGATACAGTTACTGATCCGGAAATAGGGACAGCTCCCGCAGGACCGGTCCCTTGAATAATCATGTTCCCTGTAGCATCTTGGTTAAAAGCCATGTTGCCTGAACCCATTATTTGTACGGGACCTGTTATACTTACGGGACCTGTTATACTTACGGGACCTGTTATACTTACTCGACCTGTTATACCTACTAGACCTGTTATACTTACGGTACCTGTTATACCTACTAGACCTGTTATACCTACTAGACCTGTTATACCTACGGGACCTGTTATACCTACGTTCCCTTGAACAATCATGTTCCCTGTACTAACATCTTGTTTAAAAGCCGTGTTGCTTGAACCGATTATTTGTACGGGACCTGTTATACCTACGGGACCTGTTATACTTAGTTGACCTCCGATGCCAGTGAGTCCGTTTAGTATACTGGCTAATGTTGTATTTATTGCTCCGCTTTGTCCTAACAGTGTATTTGTATCCAATAACGTCGATTCTAATGCTAAATTACCGGGTAAATTACCGGTTGGACCAACAACAACCATGCGCCCTTCAAAATCTTGATCAAAAACTAGAGTTTCATTTCCTTTTATGGATACGGTTTTTCCAGGGGCTCCAGCTGATGTTAAACTGCCGGGTCCTCGTAAAAATTCACCTACCCCATCTCTATGACCTCTATCTCTTCCATTATTCTCTTTCCAACTCATTATTATATATAAATTATATATAAAATTGTTTATATGGGCGCATAATGTTTACATAGGCGCAATTGTTTACATAGGCGCAATTGTTTACATAGGTCCAAATGTTTACATGGGCGCATATTGTTTACATATGCCAAAACTTTTCCGATGAAATTCCGTGATTCCGTGTTCTTTAATCC